AACAAAAAGGACAGGTCTCAGCCTGCCCCTCTGTGTAAAACGGCATAAGCCGACATCCGAATCAATCGAAAGATACTCTCGATATGAAGTTATCAGCAATTACATCCGGTGTTGCATCCGCATCCAGAATATGGATATGGCGCTGGGACTACGTAGGATGGCACAGGCATAGGATTTATCCTACGAATCAGTTCCGCTGTCTGTGCTTCCTGATTTGCCGCAATGTAAGCATTCTGTGCGGACTGAGAAGCCGCCAGTTTAAGTGCCTGATTCTCTGCTCTAAGGTCTGCTGTCTCTTTCTGGCAAAGATAATCAAGAATGGCACGGGTGTTGCTGTTCTGATTGTCCAGAATATCTCTGGTGCTGTTGTTCATGGTGTTCTGCAATGCACAGGTGTTCTGCGCCATATTGTAGTTTACGCCCTGAATCGCTTCTCTGGTTTCACAGCAACAGTTCGCAAGCTGCGCCTGCAATGCGTTTGTATTCTGCATATTGGCTACAGTATCGGCATTGATTGCCTGCTGGATTCCAAAGCCGGTCTGCATGATGTTTGTGTTGATTCCATTGAATCCTGTAAGCATACCATTATTCATGGCATAAAAGCCATCACAGAGGCCACTATTGATTCCGTCAAGCTTGCTGATCACCGCGGAATTGTCAAATCCTCTCTGGATGTCTGCCTGAGTAGCTGCTGTGGCTGCATATCCGCCGCCATTGCCATTATTGCCCCAGCCGTTGTTTCCCCATCCGCAGAATACGAACAAGAAAAGTACGATAAGCCACCATGCTCCATCTCCACCAAACATGCCGTCATTATTTCTACCATTTCCAGTAGCAGCGGCAATGTCTGATAAGCTATAATTTCCATCCATAGTTATAATCTCCTTTATTGTGTATTTACATCAATCTGGCCAGATTGTAATGTACTATTTCATTCCTTTCAGCATGTGCTGGAATTGTCCTGCCATCTGCTGAACTTGATTAAGCTGCTGTTGGGAAATCTTCCCAGACTGTAACATTTTTTCAACTTCTGCTTTCGGGTCTCCCTTAAAATTCTGCTTAAACTGCATAAACTGCTGTATCATCTGCATTGGTCCGTTTCCCTGTGGCATCCCACCACCAAGCGCGTTAAATAGTGGATTACTCATCTGCGTTTCCTCCCTTGACTGCTGATTCTTGTTCGGTATTAGCCCTAACAGGTTCAGAAAAAGAATTTAATCTACTTGCTATAGCGTCGCATTTGGCTTTTAAATCGTCGTATTCCTGCCTGGTGACGTATTTATTATCCATGTTCTGGGCAGGCTGTTTAGGTGGCATCTGAGTGCCTACCTCGTGATACTCAAACGTCCGTAATGGCTGCGGCATACCGGAAACGTCTGTAGATTTTATATAGAACTTTTCACTCTCTGAATCCATCAATAAAACGCTTGTCCCGGGTGCTACCAGATAGGATTTTGCGCCTACTTCGCCGGAAACCCACAGGATACCATTGTTATTCTGCTGTGGTTGCTGTACTGGTTGAGCTGGCATCTGGACAGGCTGTTGCTGGAACTGATTCATCTGCCCCGGAACGCCAAAGCTGTATTGATAAGGATTGTTATATAATGCCATCTTATACACCGCCTTTCTGATTATATTTTTGCATAAAAAAAGAACCGGAAACAGGTCGTTTCTGGTTCTAATTAGTACCCAAAAAGTATCAACACACTTTGATTATTTTATTATTTACTCGGCGGCTTAATCGTTTCGCTGTAGATATACTCACATTCATTTGTTCAGCGCAGTATTCAAGAGTGTATTCCTTACATCTCAACCGGAACAGTCTTTCTTCGTCCGGCGTGAAATTACACTCTATCAAGAACCTGTCTATATCTTTCTTTGTGAACACATATAATTTCATGAGCATACCTCTTATTAATACAATTAACGCTGATTCTGTGCAAGATAATTTGTAAGCTTCTGTTTTGTTTTTTTTAATTCCTCTACATTGTCGCCGCTGATCTGACTGTCCAACATGGTTGACAAGACCTCCAGGATAAGGGAATCTCTCTCAGCTATTCTCTTTAACGTTTCAAAATCTCTTTTATCGTGGTCTTCCAGGATTTCCACTCGCTTATTAAGCCGAAATGCCGGAGCAATCCATTTAAAAATAACAGCTGCTGCCCCTCCAACAATTGATACCCCTCCGCAAATTGAAAGAAAAAATTGAATAAATTCTGATATGCTCATTCAGCTACTCCTTTTTTCCAGTAATATACCGGGATCTCATTACCGCTATCCCATGTATCGAAATATTTGCCGTCTTGCACTGTCACCACATGGCCATCTATGCAGAGAATGTACGTGCCGGCCGGATGATCTACACAGAAGTCATTCACCGTATAAATATACCGCTCCGACTGCTCCACTAGCTTTCTATGGAATCCTTGCTTCGCCAGGTATGAACCCCATACGTAATTTGCACTTGGCATATCGGATAAAGCACACGCTTGTACCATCAATCCGGTAAACACCGTTTCCCAGTCAAGGTCTAAAGCCTTACATATCGCCCGGACAGCACAGTCGCCTACACGCTGTCCTCTTACCGGATTTGGATTGAAATACACCCATCTGTCCATAGTTACCTCACTTTGCCCTCATAAATCTTTTTGCTCCTGCATTTGCCCTGGACTGCTGCTTATATCCAAAGTCTGCTACCTTGTTACGGTAATATTGTGCTGCAAGATTGTTTTCCTCGCAGAATTTATTATACTCCTTATTCTGTTTAGTCAGCTTAAAAGCCATTCGATCATATTCCGATCTTAGTTTTTCTTTTTCAGAGTCTGGTATATCGTCTGAGTTGATTTCTTCGTTTTTCATTATCAGCTGGCGTTTAGTTGCTCTAATAGAGCGCTCCATAGCTCGCTGCTTCTGGGTATCTTCGTAGATCTTCTTATTCTCTTCAGAATCAATCTTGTGTTCGTCCGCCCATGGATTCCGTAATCCTTTTGCCCATGGCTGGTGACTATGCTTGCAATTCCACCCATGCAGTCCGTGCGGATCCACAACGGTTCCTTGTCCGGTTTTCGGACTTATATCATATCCGGTACTCTCCAAAAGATTTGGATATCCCGGTTCCGATCCAACTATTGAGTAAGGTTTTCCCTGCCAGGACGAATGATCTCCGCAAGGAGGCTGTCCTTTCTGTGCTGTTCTAGCTCCCAGATGGGCTGATACGAGGACGTAATTTGTCTTTGCCTGCACAATATACTGATTAGTGATCTGCGCCGCTGTCTGGTTCATACTTGTTACTACGCAGCACCTCACAGATGCTTCAAGGGTTCTTTTTGCACCGCTTGTTGGATAATCCACCATAATTCCTTTTTTGGCATAATTGTCCAACACATCACAAATTGCAGTGGTGTAGGATTGCGCACCGGAAGCAACACGGATTTCGGCTTTGTCCAGCAGATTAATTAGATCACGTTGAGATTGATTTATGGTCGTCTTGCTTAGATTGCTAAGCTCTCCCAATGTCTTTTTAAATTCTGCATCCATCACCGCTATCACTTCTGGATTTTCCAATGGTGGACTTATATTCTCATCAATCCCTAAAAGGATATCTTTATCATTATTCCAAGATGTCATCACGGCATTTTGCAGGATCCGTCTAAGTTCTGGCTGTGTCATTTTTGTAAGCTTCTGCAATTTCTGTTCAATGGCAACTCTGCTTTCTCCTATTTGCGTGAGCTTCCAGATAAGCCGATCAGCTGTGGCAGTCATTCCGCCAGTCTGGAGAATACGCCGGGAAATGTCCGTCATTATAAAATCTTCCAGTTCCTGATAAATTGCAAGGATCCTTTTTTCTTTTCCGTGGAAATACTCTGGTGGAAGCATTATTTACCACCTGCCGTTTCTTTTACAAGCCGCACCCAATCAGATAGATGTTCCTGCTTAGCACGATCAAACCAGTGATCGGACGTTCCCGGTGTATGATATTGTAATCTTCTCCCTGTGGGTGATTTTTTAGGCGGAGATGTCCATCCGATAATATTGCCCTGTGCATCCTTGAGCGGAATGTTCGGACCATATACTTCTCCCGCGTACAGATAATGAGCATAAGGAGTATTGTATTCAATCTCTCCGCCATCAATTCCCTGCGGATATCTTACGCTGCTTCTCAATGCTCCTTGCTGGAAAGGTACATAAGGTTCGCAGTCCGCTACAATCTGCATATTCAGTTTCGTTTGTGCTTCTTTCAAATTGCTGTCAATTCGCTTTGTATCGAATTTGATATGTACATTTCCAACATGATTATTGATCTTCATAGACTATTCATCCCCAAATAATCCACTTGCTTTGTTTTCCTTATTCGCTTCTTCTGCGAGAGCTTTCGCATCCTCTTCACTGAATCCTTCAAATTTTACAAAATACAACCATGCCGGAACTTTGCCAGTGGTCACATACTGCCACCATCTTGCACGGTCGTTTTCACGCACATACAGAATATCGCCAAAGTCGTAATTGACTTCATAAGCCCCAACCGGTGCAAGCCCGTACAGATCAGCGTAGACGTTCAATGCGTAAATAACTTCATCTAGGCAAGACTCTAACTTATCCCTTACATCCTTGACGAACTGCACTGTCCTCTGCTGTTCCGCTTCTACTCCTGTAGCTGTCTGAATGCCGCTAGATTCGTTAAATACAAAGTAGCCATTGGAGAATCCAATCTTATATCCTAACTGGCTTAAAAGGGCATTTATGCCGCTTATGCGGGTATCTGTGTTGAGCTGTGGATTGATTTCTTGATAGAACTCTTTCTCGTCCTGTCCGAATACATTCTTGACAAAGTGCGGTAATCGCATCTCATTTCGTCTATTTTCCATGCCCTGTGGTGACATGGCTGATACAGGTGTACCGCTTGGCATCAGCAGTCTATCATCTGCCAGAACAATCTTCTGCGAATCAAAAATTTCTCCGGCGTTTCTGCTGTATGCAATGTCGAGGTCTTTTAACTCTTCAATGGCTTCGGCAAATATCGGAAGTCCAAGTGGTGTGCTAATGTCCACATTGTTCGCCTGTGGTGTCCGTAGTACTCCATATAGTGGTCCATCCAGCTTCTCACCGTTTGCCTTGAGAATTGGTGGCGTGTCTTCCATGAGGTCAGCCCATTTGGTCTGTTTAAGGTCGATTTTATCACCGATTGACTGAGGAGATTTTGACACATAAGCCCTGTTTGAAACATAATACGGATAGGTTGTCACTCTATCTATTGTAGTCTCAACAAACCTATGATATTCAAGCCGTGTGTAGTATTTCCGTCCAACAGTATAAGAATCCTTAAATATAATCCCTTTAATCTCCTGATTGTCGTAGTCCACTATCATCACATCTGCTGGAGTAAATACGTCAAGTCCTTCCCCATTTGGCTTAATAAATACTGTTCCGTAAGCACAGCCATATTCTACCCAGTGACGGATTTGGAAATATACCTTGTCAATCTGCTCCTGTAGCCACGTAGCCCTTGCGGAACCATCAATCTGAATGCCGATCGCCAATGTTGCGAGCCGTGCTGTCTCTGAGCAGACAGATTTCGCGAAATTAATCGTCTTGATATTATTCTTGTCATCTAGCCAGTATGGAACGCCTCGATATATGTTCGCACATTTATTAATCAGTGATTCCATCTCTGGAAATTCTGCTGCCTGGATGTTAAAGTCCTCTTCGGCTTGCTTTTTAAAAATCATGTTAAACCACCTTTTTAGTGTTGTTATAAGTCCCATTTAATCTACCTTTTAAAATCCATCCATCTTACAGAAGTATCTCGCACAATAATGTCTTCATATTCTACAACTTTTAAGATTTCGTTAATGTCAGATGATCCATATATTTTTAAACCGATGCTTAAGAATTTATTTATTTTATCTGAAAAGTACCTATCTAACATTTTAGTCACCTGTCGCTATCTTTTTTCCACACATCGGACAATAATTAAGGTCAAACGGTCTGGAAGTAATGCTCCCTTTTCGGTCTTTCATGTATATGTACAACATACAGCCGTATATATATTTATTCTTCTTGTATTCTGGATTATCATGGCATTCTTTCCAAGAAGCTAATTCATCGCAAAATTTACACATTATGCACTGTTCCCCCTTCTCATCGACAATGGACTTGTCGCATACCTAAGAGAATCTATCCAGTGATCGTTACCATCTGGATAATCTGCGATAACTTCTCCATTGCTATCTACTTCATGTTCATAATTAATAATTTCCTTGTATGCTCTAGGCGTTCGTGCCGGATCAATGACTAATGTTCGGCACTGTAACCACTCAAAAGTATATTTGCGGCTTCCCGGTGTGACAATAGCCCTACGTGCTGGAAGCCCTGCATCTCGGAAGTCAATAATACTTTCTTCTTCATCAACTCCGCAAGATATTGAATAATCATCATATCCTTTTTTCTTTATCTGGTTAGCCATTGCTGTATTTCGAATTTTACATCCGCCAAGCTCATCCAGCAGGATAACTTTGTCCTGATTAGGCACATAAGCCACACGAATAAACGCTTTGGGATCCGGGTACCATCCCCAGTCTTGCCCCTGATAGACACTTTGATATTTTTGAATTTCTTCGTCTGGAATCGTTCGGATTTCCAACAACTCAAAGATATTTGTACCGAGTCCGACAGGCAATCCAAGATATTCATGCTGATAGGCTCTTGGATTTGTCTTTTTAAGATGCTCCGCATCATCAAGGAATTGTTGACCAAGCCATTCAACAGGAACTGATCTGTAATCACTCTTATGTCTGTAGCTGTCGTCTCGTGGCTCTTCTACATACACATTCGCCCAGTTGCTCCGGCTAATTGGCGGATTGAATGTCTTAAATACAACAAACTTACTGCCGCCTCGAAGGACTGACTGCTGCACTGTACGAATTTCTTCAATTCCCGAAAATTCGTCAAGCTCCTCGAACCAGAGATACTTGAAATATCCCTTGCTTGCTTTAATAGATTTAGTCTTTTTTGCCTTGTCCAGTCCTCTGAATATGATTTTCTGTCCAGTAGGCTTATAAGTGTACTGCATAGGGCTTACACTGGTGTCCCATAGTTCATTGACTCCGAGCGCGTCAATTCCCCATGCTATCTGTTCATAAACGGATTCTCGAAGTGTGTTTCCAACTTTACGGAAAATAACAGCATTCGAGAACACATCATTCTCTGCGTCCTGCATCATCAGGAAAGGAATCATTACACCCACAAAAGACGACTTCGTGGATCCACGCCCGCCGTACAGATCATAGTAAGTGTGTTTACCATCTAAAATATCCCAAAACACATTGTAAAATGCTGGTGCCACAATCTCATTCAGTTTGATAGCGTTACTTTCCATCCTGTTTCTCCGGTCTTGGAATATTGTTCACAATCGTAATCTTTCCGTCTCCGAAATCATCATTTTTCTTGTCAGCGTCCCAACCCTTGAAGTTGTTTCTAAGACTAAACTGAGCGCCATTTGAACCGTCACGATCAAATAGTCTTTCCTCTGCGTACTGTTCCACTCTGGCTTTCGCGCGCGTAATCGTGTCAACAAACTCTGGTTTTGCTTGATAGTTTAAAAGAGCCTGTCTGCTTGTAAATCCAAGGGCCAGAGCAAGTCCTGTAACGGTCGGAGGGTGAACGTCTACAAAAACGGGAGACCCGAATTTATTAAACATTTGTTTGCCTTTGCTATCAGTCAAAGGATATCCTTTACAATCCTCAAAATATTTTTCGATTTTTTTTTCAATTTCATCCACCGTTTTATACATGGGCGGTTTTCCCATTGGCATTCCCACGTTCTCACCTCCAAACAAAAACTGCCATATATGGCACATAGTCATAGATATATACTATATTACCATACATGGCAGAAAAATTTGTCCCCACATTTTAATATTAATTGTAGTATTATATTTCTCTTAGTTTTCTTAAAGTATCATAAAACATAGCCATTGCCTTGCGCTTGTATGCATAGAAATCGTCTCGCTTTGCCGGTATGTACTTTGTCTTCATGATACGGTCATAGGATTTGTTTGTTACAATAGATTCATA